AAAGCTCATGGAAAGGGTGGAAGTATTGCTTACACCCTTTGAAGGTAGCAGTATTATAGCAGAGATTAAGGAAGGCAGCCGCAATAGCACCCTGACGAGCCTTGCCGGGAGTATGAGAGCAAGAGGAATGACAGAAGAGAGCATCTATGCAGCACTGCTTGCCGAAAACAAAGCCAGATGCAATCCTCCGCTTGATGAAGCGGAAGTTAGAAAGATAGCGCACAGTGTCAGCCGATACCAGCCAAATCCTCCGGGGAAGAAGCATTACCACAGGACAGACAGCGGGAATGCAGAAAGGCTGCGTGACCGGTTTGGTTCAATCATAAGGTATTGTCCGGCTTTCAAATACTGGCTGGTATATGACGGCTGCTGCTGGAAGAGAGAAACCGGAGAACTTACGCAGTTTGCTATAAAAACAGCAAGAGATATGCTCACAGAAGCAAGCCGGATAGAGGATGAGGCTGCAAGAAAAGAACTGGTGCGCCATGCCATGCAGTCTGAGAACGCAGGCAGGCTTAAAGCCATGATCGATGTGGCTTCAAACCTTGAAGGAATGGTAATTATGCCGGATGAGCTTGATTCTGATATATGGAAGCTGAACTGCAAGAATGGTGTGGTAGACCTAAAGACAGGCGAACTCCTTCCTCATAAGCGGGAGTACTATATGAGCAAAATCTGTCCTGTTGAATATAACCCAGAAAGCAAGGCTCCCAGATGGATTGAGTTTCTGAATACCATTACGGGAGGAAGCAACGAGCTTGTAAGATACCTTCAAAAGGCTGTAGGCTCGTCATTAAGCGGGGATATTTCAGAGCAGGCCCTATTTGTCCTTTATGGAACAGGAGCAAACGGAAAGAGCACATTTCTAAACACCATCTCTGACCTGTTGGGAGACTATGCAAGAAATACTCCGTCCGAAACCTTTATGGCAAAAAGGATAGAAGCGATAGGAAATGATATTGCGAGATTACAGGGAGCAAGGCTTGTAACTGCCATAGAAATAAATGAGGGACAAAGGCTCTCTGAGGCATTGATTAAAAGCTTCACAGGCGGAGACAGAATCACAGCAAGGTTCCTTTATGGAGAATACTTTGATTTCCAGCCACAGTTCACCCCATTTCTCGTAGTAAACCACAGGCCAGTCATAAGAGATACCAGTCACAGCATTTGGAGGCGCATTAAGCTGATTCCCTTTACTGTTACCATTCCAGAGGACAAAAAGGATAAGCAGTTACCGGCTAAGCTGAGAGAGGAGCTGCCCGGCATATTGTCATGGGCAGTAGAGGGCTGCCTTCTTTGGCAGAAGGAAGGACTTGAAATGCCTGATGAAGTCAAAGAAGCTACAGAAGGTTACCGGGAGGAAATGGATACCTTCTCATCATTCATTGAGGAATGCTGCATTGTGGAGGAGGGCAGGAAAGTCTCTAATAGAAGCATCAGGTACGCTTATGAAACATGGTGCCGGGAAAATGGAGACTACCCTCTTGGACAAAAGCTATTTAATGCAAAAATGACGGAGCGCGGCTTTGCTGTCAAACGCAGCGGAGCCAATGGCAGCAGGGACTGGCATGGCATTGGTCTTGCGGATGAGGGGATACTTTTGTGATTACTGACGACTGACGGCTTCTGACGTCAATTCCGTAAATTTTTATATATATTTTTTCTTATGTGAAATTTATGAAAAAAGAGTCAGTAAGAGTCAGTACGTCAGTAAACTCTCAGTACTCTGATGCAGAGGGGAGGGGGAGGTTAAATCTCTACAGCATGACAAAACGGCAACGGGCTGGCAGCACCGCGTAAAAAAATGCAGATTCAAACGGGGTATTAACCCCAGACCATATTAACAAAAAAATATTAAGAAAATGGAGGTTTAAGCATGAGATTTATAGCAGATTTGGTACATGAGAAAAAGCAATTGGTGGAAAAAGCAGAAGCCATTTTGCAGGAAGCTGAAAAAACGGGTGGAAGTTTGACGAAGGAACAGGAGAGACAGTTTAATCGCTACACAGACAAAATAAAAAGCATTAATGAAAGCATTGACGAGGAATTATTAAATATCAGAACCTCTGAGCCAATTCTAATTACACCACAAAAAGCTGTATCTCCTATTGAAGAATCAAAAACACCTGTAACAAAAGCCGTATCAAAATCATTCAGAGGGATGTTCTATGGAAACGAAACTGTGAGCTTAAGCAATAATGGATTTCATTCCATGGATGAGTTCCTAAGAACACTTCACTCGGGAAGAGCCGACAACAGGCTGATAAATGCCAGTATGGTGGAAGGGATACCTGAATTCGGCGGATATTCCGTACCGGAGGAATACGGAGCCTTCCTGATGGATAAATCCCTGGAGAATGAAATCATCCGTCCAAGAGCAACGGTATGGGCAATGGGAAGTGAAACAAAGAAAGTACCAGCCTTCGATGGAGCAGACAGAACCAATCACTTATTCGGCGGTATCTCAGGAGAATGGTTGGAGGAAGGGCAAACAGGCACCCGAAAAACCCCCAACTAAAGGCTGATCCAGTTAAAAGCCAAGAAGCTGGCTTGCTTCTCACAGGCATCCAATGAACTTATTGCAGATGGGATGTCCTTTGAAGAAATGCTTGCCGGAGCGCTTATTAAAGGCTTGGGCTGGTACATGGACTATGCCTTTATCAATGGAACCGGTGAAGGCCAGCCTCTTGGTATTATAAATGACCCGGCACTGATTACTGTAAATAAAGAGGACTCTCAAGCGGCAGCCACAATTACCTATCAAAACGTGGTCAATATGTTCTCAAGGCTTGCTCCATCCTGCTTTACAAATGCGGTATGGCTTGCCAATCCATCGGTAATACCACAATTACTTACCATGACTATCACCATTGGTACCGGTGGCGCTCAGATACCGGTATTCAGGGAAGAGAGCGGGAAATTCACGCTTCTGGGTAAGGAGGTCTTATTCACTGAGAAATGCCCCGCATTGGGTGCTAAGGGAGATTTAATCCTCGCAGACCTTAGCCAGTATGCCATAGGCATGAGGAAAGAGATTGCTCTTGACCGTTCCAATGTTCCCGGCTGGATGGAGGATATGACCGACTACAGGGTGATAGTGCGTGTAGATGGTCAGGGTACCTGGGATAAACCTATAACACCGAAAAACGGAGCAACGCTCTCATGGGCAGTAGCTTTGGAAGCAAGATAGTCTGCTGAAATTTCAGCCAAAGCTACCATTGAATCCAGTTTTAGGGTAAATGAGTGAATGCTTATTTCATTGCCACAGGACTCAATTTGAGCCTAAACAATACTTAGGGTGAAAAGAGCAAATTGGAAGTGCTACTCCTGCTGAGAAAAGCTTTTGACAGGGGTAGTGACCTTACCCACTGGTATGCTTTAATCTCCTGAAACTCTTAAGAATACTGGATTCATGAGTAGAATTGACTTGCTATATCAGCGGTTCAGAGTGATGAATGTTACTGCGGAATAAAGGCCTTAACCGAAGGAAGGGGTGAAAGCGTGAGAGCAAAGATTACCACAACCATAGAGGAAGCCTTATTAAATCAAGCCAAGGTACTTGCTAAACAAGAGGGTTTGTCTGGTGCCAATGCCATTATTGAAAGGGCTCTGGAGTTGTATTTTACCAGTATTCAATGTGAAGTGTGGGAAAAATCGTTGTCCAGCGGCTGGATAAAGAAGCTGGTTCTCAAAGGGGATTCTATTCTGTACGAAAACATCAAGTGCAGAAAAACCTTGGAGAACTGCAGGCCGGATGATTACACACCTGAAAGCCTAAAAGCAAAAGGCTGGAAGAAGGTTTAGCAGCCAGTAAAAAGGCCTCTGTATTGCTCCCTGAAACGTAAAAGCGTAGGTTGCAGCCGTAAGCTTTGTTGAAACAGAAGGGGCAAGTAAAGAGGAATTTGAAAGGCTGCTGCAGTTATTAGTACAGAAATTATATCAGTCAGAAATGTTAAGAAATTTGTATCCTAGCGAAGCAGTAAAAGAACATTAAGAAATTTGAACTAAGGCTCGTGATGCCTGAAATCACGTAATTTGTCACATCAGGAATAGATAGGTTGGCGTTCCCTTGCGAGGATTAAGGTCAAGGGACACTTCTTTACAAGAAATGTCCCTAATCGAATCTAACGCTCTTAAATTGAGGTTGCCGGTATGAGTGGTGGAGACATTGGAAAAAGGAGAGGATAGACATTTATCATAAACGAAACACCTGCTTTGTTGGAATTGATATGCACAAGGATACCCACTGTGCAGTTGTTATAGATTGTTGGATGAATAAACTGGGTGAGGTTAACTTTGAGAACAGACCATCCAGATTCCCTGCATTCGTTGAGGATGTAAGGAAGATTTGCGGTACAAAGGAAATTGTATTCGGACTTGAAGATACCAGAGGCTTTGGCAGAAACCTTGCTGCCTATCTGGTGGGCAGGAAGTTTGAAGTAAAGCACGTAAACCCTGCATATACAAGCGCTGTAAGGCTTGCAAACCCTATCATTTACAAGGATGACTCCTATGATGCCTATTGTGTGGCAAGGGTTCTCC